AGGTACAGCTAACGTAGCATTGGGTGCTAATGCTTTAGCTTGTAATACAACAGCGGATAATAATACTGCAATAGGTTTTTGTTCTTTAAGATTAAACACAACAGCACAATGTAACACAGCTGTTGGTTCAGGTGCTTTGCAAGCTAACACAGATGGTTCTGTTGGTGTAGCATTAGGATTTAATGCTTTACACAGGAACACGACAGGTGGAGCAAATATTGCTGTAGGGGCAAGTGCTTTAAGTTTTAATACTTCAGGGGATAATAGTGTTGCAATTGGATTTTTAGCAATGGAATGTAATCAATCTGGAAGTAGTCATGCAGCAGTAGGTAGATGTGCTTTAAGATCCAACACTACAGCTAATGAAAATACTGCCGTAGGTTTTGTTGCCTTATGTGCAAATACTACAGGTGGAGATAATACTGCTGTAGGTAGAGGTGCTTTACAATCACAAACAACAGCAAATGACAATACAGCAGTCGGTAAAGATGCAATGCAATCTGCTACGACAGGTACAGGTGGAAACACAGCTATGGGTGTTGAAGCAGCTCTTTCATTAACATCAGGTTGTTTTAATACAATAATTGGTAGAAATGCAGGTTCAAGCATTACTTCAACAGAAGGTAACACATATATTGGAAAATCATCAGGATGTAATGCAGTTAGTGGAAATAATAATACTGCTCTTGGAATTAACTCTGGTGTAGATGCAGTAAAAGAAATTACAGGAAGTGACGCTCATAATATTGTAATTGGTAATAATGGTAACACTCATGCTTATATAAAAATTGATTGGACAGTAACTTCAGATTTAAGAGATAAAACAAATATTGAAGATGTGCCTCATGGATTAAATTTTATTAATCAAATAACACCAATTAAATATGATTTTAAAACTTCAAGAGAGGATAGTACACCACACGGAACGAAAAAATATGGTTTTTCTGCGCAAGAAATTTTAGCATTAGAAGGTGATAATCCTGTTATTATAGATAATCATAATTCAGAAAATTTAAAATTAACAGGAGCTCATTTAATTCCAGTATTAGTCAATGCAATTAAAGAATTATCAGAAGAAAATAAAGACTTGAAATCTAGAATAGAAGCGTTAGAAAATAGCTAATATGCTTAATACATATGTTGTAGAAGGTGGCGTTGGTAAGTGTTGTGCATTTACAGCTTTATTACCTAAACTTAGAGAAAAAGGTGAAGTACAAATATATACACCTTACATAGATTGTTTTAGAGGAAACCCAAATGTTAAGCTAGCCTTGGAATCTACACTTCCATTAAAAGATCCAAGAATAATGGCATCGAACAATATATTTTATTGTGAGCCATACAAATCAAATTTTCAATTTGGTAAACAGCATTTAATAGAAAGTTATTGTGAACATCATGATGTAGAGTTTGATACAACAATGGTGCCAAAATTATATACAGATCACCATCAAGAAAGTGTAAAGAAATGGTTGGATGATAATAAGATAGGTAAATATATTATGATTCAGTTTAGTGGTGGCCAACCTAAATGGAATTATGCAGATGGAGTACAATATCAAAATATAAATCCTAATAGAAATTATCAACCATTTTTAGCGCAACAAGTAATTAATATGTTACTTGAAGAATATAAAGATACGACAATTATAAACTGTGTATTACCAAATGAACCTCATTATCAAGGGACTATAAGATGTGATTTACATTGGGCCCAGATTCATGAAATGTTAAAAGGGGCTATTGGTTTTGTAGGTATTGACAGTTCATTACAACATATGTCAGCCTCTACTAAAACACCAGGTGTAGTTATATGGGGATCTACAAGATGGATTCAATTTGGCTATACACATAATAAAAACTTACATTTCCATATGAAAAAAAGATGGGATGAAACAAAATTCAATGACTCTGACCCTAGAAACAACATGGTAGATTCTAGGCGAGTGATTGATACTTTCAAAAAACTTGATAGAATAGATCAAGTTGAAACTTCAACAATATAGGAGAAATTATGTCAGACGAAGTAAAAACAGCAGAAGAAATTGCACAAGATTACACAGCTATGGGTCATTCTGTAGATCTTATCAATGGTATTATTGATGGTTCTAAAATGGCAGATGAAGATGCAGCTGAAAGACAAGATTGTGTGAACAGAAATGTTGAACATTTAGAAATCATGGTTGCTAAAGACTTTTGGACATCAGAAGATATGACTGCAGTTAATGCAGCTATTACATCTGGTAAAGCTCACACAGCAAGCTAGGAGATCTAATGATCACAATTGATGACAAACAATACGATGAAACTAAGCTTTCAGATAACGGGAAAGCTGCGTTAAGTAATATCCAAGGTATTAATCAAAAACAAAATAATTTAAGAGTTGAGTTTTCTCATAATGAAATTTTGTTAAAACATTACCTAAATATTTTAAAATCAAATCTACCTGAAGAAGTAAAAAAAGAAAAAAAGAAATAGATGAGTGAAATAAAGGTAAATAAATTCAGTCCAAGATCTGGAACCACTGTTACAATGGGAGACAGTGGTGATACCTTTACTATTCCATCTGGAGTAACATTAGCTATTCAAGGATCCGTTTCTGGTTTTACTTCTGCGGGTATAGATGACAATGCAACATCAGTTGCAATTACAATTTCAAGTGACGAAGACGTTACATTTACAGAAGATATTTTATTAGGGGATAGTAAAAAAGCTATCTTTGGTGCTGGTTCAGATTTACAAATTAGTCATAATGGAAGTCATTCTTATATAGAAGAACTTGGTACAGGAAATTTATTTGTAAACACTAATGGTGCTAAAATTGCTCTTATATCTAATTCAGATACTTCTGGTGGTAAGATGGCAGAATTTAATGCTGATAGTAGCGTTGAACTTCATCATAATGGTTCTCAAAAATTTGCAACAACAGCTACAGGTATAGATGTTACAGGAACAGCAGTAACAGATGGATTAACTGTTGCAGGTAATGTTACTGTAGATGGTGGCACAATCAAACTAGATGGTAACTATCCTACTGGAACAAATAACGTTGCTTTAGGAAATCAAGCTTTAGAAGCAGTAGAAGCTAGTGGTATTCAAAATACAGCAGTAGGAAATCAAGCACTTGAAAATGTTACTACAGGTGACAGTAACATTGGTGTGGGACATAGAGCATTATGTACTTTAACTACAGGTTCACAAAGCGTAGCAGTAGGTAAAGATGCACTTAAAACTAATAATGCAGCCGATAATACAGCTGTAGGACATGAATCTTTAAAAGATAACACAACAGGAAATTTAAACCAAGCCTTCGGTGCTTTTTCACTACAAGCAAACACAGAAGGTGTAAGAAACACTGCCATAGGTTCTTATGCAATGTATGATAATACAACAGGTGATCATAACGTAGCAGTTGGACAAAGTGCTTTATATAATAATGAAACAGCAGATGGTAATACAGCTGTTGGTTATGTATCTTTAAATGCTAACACAACAGGTGCTAATAATACATCAGTTGGAAAAGATTCTTTAAAAGTTAACACAACAGCTAGTAATAACGTAGCAGTTGGTTTTGAAAGTTTATGTAAAAACACAACAGGGACTTGTAATACAGCTGTTGGTAAAAGTGCATTAAAAGCCAATATAACAACTTCTGATAATACAGGTGTAGGTACTAATGCTTTAAATGGAAATACAGGAGATTGTAACACAGGTGTTGGTTCAGGAGTTTTAGAAAATGTTACAGCAAATAATAATACTGCTGTTGGTAGACGAGCAATGTATTCAACTACATCAGGAAATTCTAATACAGCAGTTGGCAGTTGTTCTTTACACGATAATTCAACTGGAGATGGTAATTCAGCATTAGGAAGAAATTCTTTATCAAATAACACAACAGCAGATTATAACACGGCAATCGGTTATGATAGTTTATTTACTAACACAGAAGGTCATTCAAATACAGCAGTTGGTTTTAATACAATGTGTGTTAACACTACAGGTGATTGCAACGTAGCAGTCGGTAAAGATGCTTTAGATAGTACTACAACAGGAGATTGTAATACAGCAGTAGGTACTGATGCTTTACAAGCTAACACAACAGCTTCAGGGAACACAGCAATTGGTTCTAGAGCTTTATCAGCCAATACAGAAGGAACAAATAATGTAGCAATAGGTATAGATGCTATGTTATCTAGCACTACAGCTAATTCTAATATTGGTATTGGTAGACAAGCACTTTATACTAATACAACATCTGTTGGTAACACAGCAGTTGGTGCTTTAGCTTTAAATCTTTCAACAGGAGCATATAATTCTGCATTTGGCTGTGGTTCTTTACAAAACAACGCAGCAGGTGTAGAAAATGTAGCTATTGGTGCTTCAGCTGGAGCTGCAAATACTACAGGGAATCTTAATACTTTTGTTGGTCGGGATGCTGGACAAAACAATACAACTGCTGGTAATAATACTTTTGTTGGAGAAAGAGCTGGACAAGCTAACACAACAGGAGATGAATCAGTTGCAGTTGGACAATTTGCTTATGCTGCTAATACAGAGGGAGCAGATAATGTTGCAATAGGAAGAAGTGCATTATCAGCGAATACAACAGCTTGTAACAACGTAGCCGTTGGAAGAAGTGCTTTATTAAATGTAACAACCGGTTGTCAAAATACAGGTGTTGGTCCAACTGCGGGTCTTGATCTTACTACAGGAGATAATAATACTTTATTAGGTTATTGCGCAGGAAGAGTTAATTCACCTTCTGGAAAATTACAAACACAAGACAATCAAATTGTTCTTGGTGATAATAATGTTACTGATTTATGGTGTGCTGATACATCAATCTCATCATCTGATCAAAGAGATAAAACAGACGTTGAAGATTTTAATCATGGTTTAGATTTTGTAAAAAAATTAAAACCTAAAACTTACAAATGGGACAAAAGAACATGGTATGTTTCAGGAGATGCAACATCAGAAGATGTATTAAATACCGTACCAGATGGAAGTAAAAAAAGAGACAGAATTAATATTGGTTTTATGGCACAAGATGTATTAGCTTTAGAACAAGAAATAGGTTTTGGTAATAATAAAAATGATATGTTATTTTCTATTCTTAATGGAGATGAAACAGCCTATGGTTTAAAATATGAAAGATTAATTCCTTTATTAGTCAATGCAATTAAAGAATTAAAAGCAGAAATAGACGAACTTAAAAAAGGATCTTAATCAATGCTTGGGATAACCGCAATAGCACAATCACCCATTGCAGCATTAGGTGGAACTAGTGTTGATGTATCCGTAACGGGTATACAATTAACTTCTAGTATAGGCCAACAAATATTACCTAACATTGAGGTAACTCTAGGAGGTCAACAACTAGGGTTTACTATTGGCACATTTTCAGTAAGCGCAGGTGGTAATGTCACTATTATAACTGGTGTTGACCATGCAATAGATACTTCTATCGGAACAGTTACAACTTCTGCCAATGCTAATGTAAATGTTACAGGTTCACAATTAACAGGTAGTCTTGGACAATCTACAATTACTCCTAATTCAATAATCACGGTTACCGGAAACCAGATAACAAGTTTTACTAATTCTGTAACAATTACAGGAAATGCTGTTGTTATTCCAACTGGAATTGAAATAACTTCAAGTGTTGGTATTCCTTTTGTAACTGCATGGGAAATCGTAGACCCAGGAGTAACTAATACTTGGACTGAAGTAAGTAAAGGGGTGACTAATACTTGGACTGAAGTTGATAAGGCTGCCTAAACAAGGTATAATAGCAAATTATGGCATCAACATATTCATCAGATCTTAAACTTGAACTTATGGCCACGGGTGAAAACTCGGGTACATGGGGAACTAAAACAAATACAAATTTAGAACTTGTTCAACAAGCAATCGCAGGTTATCAATCTATTAGTGTTGCATCTTCTGATGTGGCATTGACAATGGCTAATGCTTCTATTTCTAATGCTAGAAATATGATTTTAAAATTTACTGGAACTTTAGCTGCAAATAGAACTGTTACAATACCAGACTCAATAGAAAAATTTTATATTGTAGTTGATGGTACTACACATTCAGGAAATACTTTAACTTTTAAAACTGTATCAGGAACTGGCTTTACCTGTTCTCAAGGTAAAAGTCATTTTTGTTATTCAGATGGAACTAACATAAATTTAATATCTGGTATTCAATTAGCTAATAATACATTAGATGCTGTATTGGATAATGGTAATACTTCAAATGGAACTATTAATGTAAGTAATGTTACAGTCACTGCAGCAACATCAGTTAATACTTTAGCTGCTACCGGCAATATTACAGGTGGTGTAAATCTTACTATTCAAGATAACATAACTGCAACAGCAGGTAACATTGATGCTTCTGCAGGAAATGTAGATGATCAAAAAGGAGAAATTAGAACAGTTCCAATAAATACAAAAACAGCATCTTATACTTTACAAGTTTCAGACCACGGTAAATTTATTAATACGGATAGCCAAGTTACAATTCCTCCAAGTGTTTTTTCTGCAGGACAAACTGTAACAATTTATAATGATTCAGGTTCTAATATTACACTCACAAAAGGTAGTGGGGTAACAATGTATTGGTCGCAAAACGGAACTAATGCTAATAGAACTTTAGCTACGAGAGGAATTGCTACAATTCTTTGTGTAGGTAGTAACGAATTTGTAATCACTGGTGGAACATTAAGTTAGGAGATAACCATGACTCATTACTCTTTGTTAATAGGAGCAGGAGGTTGGTTTCCTACAAGTGCTAGTGGAGGAACAGTAACCACGGAAGACATTAGTGGTATTGATTATAAAGTTCACACATTTACATCATCAGGTACATTAACTGTTTCATCTTCAGGTTCTCAGTCAACTGTTGAAGCTTTTCTTTGGGGAGGTGGCGGAGGTATTGGTGGTTTTACTGATACTAGTGGAGACCCTGGAAGAGGTGGTAGAAATGGTGGTAGTGGTGGTGGAGGTGCATATGCTAGAAATTTAGCTTTAGCCATTAATGATGAAGATTTAAATATATGTGTTGGTGGTGCTGGTGGTGCAGGAGTTTTAGGTCATGATTCAAATGGTGGTGCTGGTGGTGCCGGAGTAGATATAAGTGGAACAGATTTTTATTTTGGAGCAACGGGAGCTTCTGGATCAGTAGCCTTCTCAGGTGGAGGAGGTGGCGGTGGTGGAGCCTCGGCAATCATAAGAAGTACAACAGGATTAATAGTAGCCTCAGGAGCTGGAGGCGGTGGTGGTAATGAAAGAAAATCAGCTGCAGGTAATGGTGGTGGAGGTAATCTAGACGGAACTAATGGTGCTTTTGGTGGTGGTGGTTCTGCTGGTGCTTCTAGCGATACAAACGGTTCTCAAGGTGGATCAGGACCTCACTCAGTTGCAGGATCTGGTGGTGGTGGTGTAAACGGTGGTGGCGGTGGTTCATCTCCAGGTGGAGATTTTCAAGGTGCTGGTGCTGGAGGTGGTGGTACATCTACCGCTGGAACAGGTTCAGGAACTGCAGTAGTTAACGGTGTAACTCCTTCTGGAAATGCTGCTGGAACTCCAGGAGACGATAGCTACACTTCTTATAATAGTAGTGGAACATATGGAAAAGGCGGTGGTGGTGGAGGAACAACACCTGCTAGTGTTCCTAGTGCAACGGGTGGCTTAGTTGTGGTAAGATACCCAATACAATTCCCAGGATAATTATGGCATTAACTAATGTAAAAATAGCACCCGGATTTAATAAAGCTGATACTCCATCAGGTTCTGAAGGACAATGGATAGATGGTGATTTTGTAAGATTTAGATATGGCCAACCAGAAAAAATAGGTGGTTTTACTGCAATTGGAGCAGAAACTATTTCAGGGCCAACAAGAGCTCAGCACACATGGACAGATTTAGAAGGTAGAAGATATGCAGCATTAGGTACATCAAAAGCTTTATATGTTTATTATGAAGATAAATTTTATGATGTTACGCCACTTGCAACAGCGATAACTGGAGCAACTCTTACATCTACACAAAATTCAAATACAATCACAGTTACAAAAACAAGTCACGGACTAGATGTTGGAGAGTATATAACTTTTACTTCTGTAACATTACCTGGTGGTGGAGCAACAAGTTTTACTACAGCAAATTTCACAGATTTTACTTTTGAAATTTTAACAGTGCCAACGACAAGTACGTTTACAATACAAATGAAATCTAATGAAACTGGCACAGGAATGTCAACTGCTGGAAGTGTAACTATTAATCCTTACGAAGAAATAGGACCTACCATTCAAACTTATGGTTATGGTTGGGGAACAGGAACTTGGAGTAGATTAACTTGGGGTTCTGGTACAACTAGTTCTACTATTATTCTAGATCCTGGTACATGGTCGTTAGATAATTTTGGACAACAATTAATTGCAACTATCAAAGATGGTAAAACTTTTGTTTGGAATCCTGGTGTATCTAATCCACTAACAGTTCGTGCAACAGTTATGTCTGGAGCACCAACAGCCACAAGATTAACTATTGTTTCTGATAGAGATAGACATTTAGTACATTTAGGAACTGAAACAACTATAGGAGATGCAACTACACAAGATCCCATGTTTATTAGATTTAGTGATCAAGAAAATTATAGTGTATATCAACCATCTTCAGTTAACACTGCAGGTACATTTAGACTTGATACGGGTAATAAAATCGTAGCCGCTGTTTCTGGTAAAGATTATAATTTAATTCTTACTGATCAAGCAGCTTACACAATGCAATTTGTTGGGCCACCATTTACTTTTTCTATAAGACAGGTTGGTTCTAACTGTGGGTGTATTGGACAACACGCAGTAGTCTATGCTGATGGTAGGGTTTATTGGATGGGATCTGGAGGAGGATTCTTTGTATTTGATGGTACAGTTAAGTTACTTCCATCACTTGTTGAAGATTTTGTATTCACGACTACTGGATCAAATGTAGGTATTAATTATTCATCCAATGAAATTATATATGCATCACACAATTCTTTATTTAATGAAATTGTTTGGTTTTATCCTGCAGGAACACCAGCGGGAAATCCAGCAACACAAAACAATAGATCAGTAGTTTATAATTATGTAGAGAATAGTTGGTCTACTATGACACTTGCTAGAAGTTCTTATGCAGATGCAAGCACCTATGCCGTTCCTTATGCTACAGAGTATACGTCTTCTAATACACCGACCATTTCTAATTTAAGTGGTGCAACAAGCACCTTTGGTTCATCTTTATATTTTGCACATGAAGTGGGTAACAATGAAGTAGCACTTAACGGAAGTGTAACAGCTATACCAGCTTACATTCAATCTGGAGATTTTGATTTACCTACTGATGGAGACGGTGAATATCTTTTAAGAGTAAGTAGGTTTCTACCGGATTTTAAAAATTTACAAGGTAATGCAATTGTAACAATATTTTTAAAAAATTTTCCTGTTGATGCAGGCACAGGTTCACAATTAGGTCCTTTTACTATAAGTTCTAGTACACAAAAAATAGATACAAGAGCTAGAGGAAGACTTGCAAATATTAAAATTCAAAATACTGCTATTAATGAAACTTGGAGATTTGGTACATTTAGAGCAGATGTTAACGTAGACGGGAGAAGGTAATGCCAGCAGGAATGCATGAAGGGATGAAATCCTCAAAAGTATCTGGATCTGCACCGAAAGGTGGTGGAGCAGATATGTCAACTGTAAGAGACAGTAAAGGTCAAAGAAATGAAAATCTTGCCATAAGAGCGAATAATGCTCAAACATTAAGTGGTATTGAAAATTTGGTTAGACAACAAAATGCTGATAAGCGAGAAGAAAAATTTGAAGTATTTAGAGCAAAGCCTTATTCAACACAAATGGTAAAATTTCCTGGTATAACGGGTTTAGTTTTAAATATGTTACAAGGACCATTAAAAGCAAACTCGGTTTATAATAGAGATTTTTTTATGAATAGAGTTGCTCCTTATCAAAATATTGACTTTGCATCTTTAAATCCAACACAACAAGAACAAATGTATAAAGATTATATGGCACAAAGATTGTCAGGACAAACAGATGCAATGGGAAGACCTATAAATAATTTTGGTAATGATGGTGGTGGAGGCATAGCTGAAATACCACAAGAACCTTTAATACAACCTGTAGATAACACTGGAATAAATCAGTTAAATCCTTATGTTAAAGGGGGAGAGTTTATTTACGGAATACCAACAGGAGTTTAACATGGCAAAAATAAATGTTTATATACCAGAACCACAACCTGAATATAGTCCTGAAAATTTTAGACAAATTAACCAAGGTCTTGCAACAATTGAAAACCAACTTAATACTTCTTTTCAACAAGACTTGAAAAACGAACAAGATTCCTTTAATTATTTTATGCAATGACAATTAGATATAAAAGCTCAACATTTGATTTAACAGACACTAATGTAACTAGTGTTCTAACTTGCCCTGCAGATGCAACTATCATTATAAAATCTCTACAAGCTAATCATAAGACTGCATCCAATGTAGATGTAGATGTTTTTTTACACAAGTCTGGAGGTTCCGCTGTAGAAATAAGTCATTCACAATTAAATAAAAATTTTGTAAACATGATTACTTCTAGTTTAAATATGGAAGCAAATGATATTTTGAAAATTCAAGCAAGTTCTGCAAATACAATTACCGGTGCAATTAGTTATGCACTTATAGACCGATCACAGGAAAATGGCTAGAAAATTTAAAGATTTTGTAGAAAGAGATAAACCTAGAAAAAGGCCAAGAAGGCACGTAAAAAATCCTAATAAGAAAAAAAAGTTGCAACATAATAAAAAATATAATAGACAGGGTCGTAGACAAAAATGAGTGATCCTATTAAAATACCTGCTGAGGCGAAAGAAATTATTAAACACAAAAGAACGGGAAAAGTATATGATAGTAAAAATCATTTTGATTCTGATGTTGCTGATCCCAACACTGACACTACTGTGGATGATTTTAGACAAGACCTCGAAATAACTGTAACAAAGGTAACATTAGGCGCACAAACAAAAAAATAATGGAACCTCGAGGCGCAACCGAAATCCAAATGGAGATGCTGCAAAAATATGTAGCAAAAGATATCTTAGATCAATTTCAAATTTGTACATCCATACCAGGTAAAGTTCCTTTAGATCCTAATAAAATAAACATTCTGTGGCAAAAAAATTCTTGGGATCAACCTAACCTACAAAAATTTTTTACTAACAAAGAAAGACATAAAGAATATGATTGGTATATTTTTAACAGTCATTGGAATTATGAAAAATTTAGAATGATGTTTGATATACCAACAGAAAAATCGATTGTAATTAAAAATGGTATAGCTAATTTTCCTAAAAGAAAAGTATGCAAAAAAGGTGCACCAATTAGACTTATACATCACTGCACTCCTTGGAGAGGATTAAATATATTGTTGCGTGCTATGCAAGATGTTGAAAACCCTAATGTTACCTTAGATGTTTATAGCTCATCAAAAATATATGGTTCTGAGTTCGAAAAAGAAAGTGATCAAGACTTTGTACCGTTATATGAACAAGCAAAAAAATTAACAAACGTAAATTATATTGGATACAAACCTAACGAATATATATTAGAACACATGAATGAATATGATATGTTTGTTTATCCTAGCATCTTTGAAGAAACATCTTGTGCATCTGCACTTGAAGCTTTAGCAGCAGGAGTTCATGTAATTACTAATAACTTTGGTGCATTGTATGAAACTTGCGCTGAATGGCCTGTGTACATTAACTATTCTACAAATTATGAACAAATGGCTAAAGATACTGCAGCAGCAATTGACGTTGCTTCATCTTATTTACATGAAACATTTATACAAGATCATTTAGAAGAACAACAAAAGTTTTATAAAAGATTTTATAATTGGGAAAAAAAAGGAATGGAATGGACTAATTTTTTGAAAGGAGTTATCAATGAAAGAAACAATAAATGAAGATACTTACCAAACACTAAAAGAAGCAAAAGTGATAGATCCTTATGAAAAAGCTACTATGCCAATGTGGAAAACGGACACCGGACAAACAACACCTAAGACGACTTTATTTGTTGCAACTCCTGTACATAGTGAGTGTTCAATACACTACACACAAGCATTACTAGAATTACAACAATTATGTTTTAAAAATAAAATAAAAATTACATTTCAATTATTAAAATCTTCTTTAATTACTCAAGGTAGAAATTTATGTGTTTCTGGTTTTTTAGAAACAAATTATAGTCATATGCTATTTGTTGATTCAGACATTTATTTTAATCCAAAAAGTATTATTGAAATGATTAAAAAAGATAAAGAAATTATTTCAATTCCTTATCCTCTTAAAACTATTATGTGGGACAAAGCTATGGAAAGAATTAAAAATGATCGTATAAAAAATGTATCTGATTTAAAAAAAGCTTTTAACACTTATCCAATGAGAGTAAAAAATTACAAAGATATTACTTTAGACAATGGAGTTATAAAAGTTACACATAGTCCAACAGGCTGTATGCTTATTAAGAGAAGTGTTTTTGATAAAATGATAGAAAAATATCCAGATAAGGCAATTGTGCAGAAGACCGTCATTAATGGAGAGTACGTAAACAAACCTCACATGTGGAATTTTTTTGATTGTTTACATGACCCAGAGACTAAAACTTACTTAGGCGAAGACTTTTCTTTTTGTAAACTTTGGAAAGATATAGGGGGAGAATGTTACGCATATGTAAATGACTCCATTATACATGTAGGAGAACACCAGTATGAAGGTTCGTTTCTAGACGAGTTGAAACCTGCCTAGTAAAATGGTATTATTTTAACTTTAAGATCTTAAAAGGAGAATATATTTATATGCCACATCCACTAGCAATTGCTGCTGCATTATATGGCGGATATCAAGGATACAAAGGAGCTAAACGATCAGGAGCTTCTGGATTAGGAAGACTTTTTGGAGCTGCCGCAGGAGCTTATGGTGGTTATAGTTTAGGAAATATGATACCTACTGCTTCAGCAGCCATAACGGGTTCAGCACCAGCTATGCTTAGCCAAGGTATGAATACTAATCAATTTGCAGCATTAAAAGGTTCTTCAGAATTAGCTAAACAAGCAGCTTTAAATGAAACTACAAAACAATTTGGTTTAGAAGAATTAAAACAAATGATGTTGATGAATAAAAAAGGAGAGTTTAGTCCTTATAAAATTTCTGCATTAGTCGGTGCAGGTGCATATGGTCTAGGTGCTTTTGATCCACAACCAACGGACATATATACACCAGGATATAACATGGGTTACTTAGATCTTAAAAATGAAAGACCTGGCTATACATACATAGACCCGGACACCGGACAAGAAAAAGCATATGAAAAAATTTATTCACCTGAAGAAGGTGGTCTAGGCGATCCTAGAATGGGCCCTTATCAAATGAATGTAAGAAGATTAAGAATTGGTGGAATTGCTTCTGTTAAAAAATTTAACGAAGGTGGTATTAACTATCTTCCATCAAAAGTTTCACATGACGAAAACGATGCTAATAACTACGTAAGAGCATCAGGTTATGTTGCAGACGGAGAAGGCGTAGGAGATAAAGACGAGGATACAATGTTAGCTCAATTAGCAGACGGAGAGTTTGTAACAAGAGCAGATGGAGTATTAGGTGCTGGAATCATAGCTGGAGCAAATCCAAATAGTATGAAAGATATGAGAGAAAAAGGTGCCGAATATTTCTATGAACAACAAAAAAGATACAAACGTGTATTTGATTTATTAAAGGATAGAAATGGCAACAGCGAACAAAAAACAAATTAAACCTTTAGTAAGTATTCTTCCTTTAGAACCAAAGGATATAGAAAGATTTTGGCCTCTAGCTGAGTTTATGGTGGCAGAAGCTTTAGCTTTTTCTGGTAAATATGCAGACTCTGCTTGGATTATGGAAGAATTAAAAAAAGACATGATGCAGTGTTGGATTATGTTTGGTTCAGATGAATCTGAAGAAAATAAAGTATTTGGTATTTGTGTTGGAAGAATTGGTATAATGCCTAATTACAATCAATATGAAATTGTAATATGCACAGGTAAAAGAAGAGAACTGTGGGAAGATAATTTAATAAAAGCAGTCACAGATTTTGCATTAGTAAATAAATGCAAAAGAATGAGTATAATGGCCAGACCTGGTTGGGAAAAAGTGTCCAAAAAATGGGGATGGAAAAAGAAACACGTACAACTAGAGAAATGGATAGGATAAATATATGAGTTTTTTCGGAGGAGGAGGAGGTGGAGGATCACAACCAGCAGCACCATCTTCACAAACACAATTTGTAAGAGAAGCACCAGGTATAGAAGAACGAAAAATTGAGTTGATGGACATTGCGAGACAAGTCGCGCAAAAACCTATTAATCTTCCTGATTATCAAATAGCTGGATTAGGTTCTTTAGAACAGCAAGGTATCAATGCTGCACAAACAACAGGAGTTGGTGCAGGATCAGTTGGTCAAGGTATATCTACTATTCAAGGAGCAGCAGCTCCAGTAGGTGCTCAACAAATTTCACAATACTTAAATCCATACCAACAATATGTAACAAATGAAATTGGTAGACAAGGCCAAATGATGCAAAATCAATTAGGTTCTCAAGCAGTTAGTGCTGGAGCTTTTGGTGGAGGCAGAGAAGGTGTTCAACAAGCTGAACTACAAGGAAGAATTTTATCTAACATGGGTCAAGCACAAGCTCAAGGTTTTAACACAGCTTTAAGTGCTGCACAGAATCAACAAAGAGTTGGTCTAGCAGCAGGTCAACAACTTGGACAAATGGGTGCTTTACAACAACAAATGGCTCAAGGAGATATCCAACAACTGATGGCTGCAGGTGGTGTGCAAAGACAATTAGCACAGCAGGTGTTAGATGCACAAAGACAATCAACTTTACAACAACAATATGAACCTTACCAAAGAGCTGAGTTTTTATCTAACTTATATGCTGCGGGTCCTAAATCTTCTTCACAACTTACAATGGGAAGTGCTCCAACACAAAGTCCACTAGCCCAAGCTGTAGGTACTGGTATAGGAGCGTTTACAGCATTTCAAGGAATGAAACAAGCCGGACAATCAAATTAGGAGGTTTGATGTCATTAAATAAAGTTTTAAACAGACCTATGTTTCGTAAAGAGGCTCTTAGAAGAGGTGTGTTAAAAACTATTAATGCCAACACAGGTGTCATGGTAGGACAACCGTACACTGGAGCACCAGTTCCAGCTTTAAGAAAACCACCAACATTTATGGAAAGAATGTCTGTAAGTGGTCCAAGTAAATTTGCAAAAGGAATATTTAGTATTCCTGGAATAGGTGGATATTATGCTGGAGATAAAGTTGGACAAGCTTTAGGTATTGAAAGTGAAGTAGGACGAATGCCTTTTGGTTTAGCTGGAGGTTATTTAGCAACTAAAGCAATGCCTGCATTAGCAAGTGCACCTGCCTTAACTTCTGCAGCTCTATTAGCAGGTCCGGCATATCTTGCTTACGCAGGTAGTAAAGAAAAAGAAAGAATTGCAAAAATGAGTCCAAAAGAAAGAGAAGCTCATAGACAAAAAACTCAACAATTTGGAATGTCTTATTTAAGTGATGAAGATTTTAATACACAGTTTGGTAAAGTTAGACCAAAAACTATAGAGGAAAAAGTTGCAGAAGATAGAAAAATTATAAAAGGTAAACCTGGTTCTGGAAGACCAAGTTTTAATCAATCAAAAACATTAAAAGCTGAAGGCGACCCACTGCTTCAGGACAACGTAGCTAATTCAGACGATATAGCTAATTTAGATGCTGTACAAGAAAACTCTATAATGGGTTCATCTATTCCTCCAGGAGAAGAAGGAGGACCAGGATTTGTTAAACAAAGCGATGTAACTACAGCTTCAACTAAAGATGATAAAGACATGTCTAAAGCTGAGAAGAAAAATATTGAAAATCAAAACACGGCTCAAGGTAATAATGAAATAGCATTAGGTGGACCTTCAACAGATGTAGAATTTAATAAAACAATAGCACTTGCTAAAAAATATCAAGCAGAAATATTTAAAGGTGAAGGATCACAAGCTGGTTTAGTATTTTTAGCTAACCTTGCATCAGGATTGCTGACAGGAACTACTAAAAAACAAGGTTTAGGTGGAGCTTTAGAAGTGTTTGGTCAAGCGATAGGCCCTGCAGTAAATAACTATGCAACAATAAAATTAAAAGAAGGTGAGCTTAGAGCTCAAAACAGAGAAGCATCATTAAATGCTGCAGTAGATCATATGAAATTTGTAAATGACAATGCTAACGCTGAAGTGGAAAGACCGGAACAAACTGGTGGAATAGTTCAAATAAGAGGAGCTGATGGAAGATTAAGAAACTACAAAGCTTATCAAATGAAAGATGGTACAGTTACAATGGCTGCAGGAGTTGGTAATGATGGTAGAGAAATGTTTGTACCAGTAGCACAGGGTGCACCTATTTCTGATAGTAATGGTCAACTTATTGGTCAATTTGAAAATTTCTTAGAACAAAAAAATGTAGATAAAAGATTATTTGATATTCAAGACGTACTTGGAAATAGATACAATGCATTATCTGTTACAAGAGATGTATTAAAAACTTTAAATCAAATGGATGAATCCGGTGAAACAGTTAAAGCCGGTGCTGCACTATCTATTGATCAATTTACTAGAAGATTAAGCGGTGTTGCAAAAGAGGTGCTTGGATTTGAAGTATCTGGAATGTCTTTAGATGCATTAGAAGCAAAAGTATCTGAACTTCAAGCAGATGAATACGCTGCAATAGATAGAGATCCAGATTTAAGTGACGAAGGTAAAGAAGCTGCTAAGAAAAATTTAGATAGTAAAAATTTAATTAAACAAGCTAAAGCTAGATTAAAAAACAGAGGAATGCTTTCTGGGTTATCTAGAGAAGAACAAGAAAAACTTGCTGTACAAGAAGTCACTTTAACTTATGCTTTAGCAAATACATTTAAAGATCAAGATAGATTGACACAAAGAGATGTTAATGCAGCTAAAGAAATTGTTAATATATTCTCACTTGGTAGATCTTCTAAAGACGTTAAAGCATCTATTCAAGCAATTGGAAGACAACTAGAATCTGATATTAGAAGACAGGAAAGTTTATATACAGTTGCAGGTGGTTTAGAAACTACTCTTAAAGATTTAAGAAGACTTAAAAACTTTGAAGTATTTGAAGGTGAGGGTGGAGTTGCTTCACAACTAGCAGGAGATTTAAGTTTGGAAGAAATAGAAAATATTATTGAAGGGATAAACTAATGGCTTCCTTAAAAGATATTCAAGATCAAATTGACAATAATACTTTTGACCCTAATAAATTAACTCCTAGACAAAAAAAAGCAGTAGACGAAGCTATTAAAAGAGGGTTAATTACTGGCCCTTCAATGAACCAATTACAAAGCGAAAGAGCTGGTGCTGCAAAAGACGTAGCCACTATTGATGCTGCTGTTAAAAATCCTATTGGTGTACAACTACAACAACAAGGAAGCTCATTAGATGGTAGATCAGAAGCAGTCCTTGCAGGTGATCTTATAGGATCAATAACACCTTACGTTGCAATGAGAAAAAAAATATTTAGTGCAGCTAAATCAAAAGTACCAGGAGATAAGTCAACTGGACTATTTGCTAGAACTAAAATGTTTAGTAACTTTGCTGATAAACTTACAACAAGATTGCCAGGAAGATTTAAATTACTTGGTGGCTTAGCAAAATTAGTTGCAAAAGTAGCAGACCCAACTGTTGGTAGAGTGTTAGCTAGTCCACTTGGAAGAGCAGAAGTATACTCTGTATTAGGTGGTACTGCAGGTGCAGGCGCAGGTTCAGTCACTTACGACATGTTAAATGAAACTGTTGGAGTTGCTGCTATGGATGCAATAGCTTCTGATATGGAAAACATGAGTCCAAAAGAAGTTGATACAGATATGATGGCTAATGCAGCGGACTCTATGTTTACAGCTTTAGCATGGAATGCTGGTGCTGCAACATTAACACCGGTTATCACAAAAGGATTAGGTAAAGTTGGAAGATTAATGATTGGTGCTAAATCTAAAAACGCAAAAGAATTAGTGAACATTGCAAGGGATAAAGGTTTACCACTTCCTATGGTAATGACTGCACAAGAAGGTACAGGTCTTCTTGGTGGTTTTGCTGCTAAATATTTTAAGGTACTTGGTATCATGCCTTTTATTAATGGTATTGGTAAAGAAGCTTTACAAGGAGCGGAACAAAAAGCAGGAAGAGAATATTTAAATAATTCAGTCTTAAATTATGGGCCACTTATCAAAACAGGAATGTTATCGGCTACTATATGGAAGCAAGCAGATGAAGCATTTAAACAAAATTCTAATTTAATTAATGCTAGTTATAGAGCTTTTGATACTTTAGCAGATACAATAGGTAACCCAAAAGTCATTCCTACAGGTCATGTAAAAAAGATGGCTGGAGACTATGTAGATGAATTAGCTATGCAGTTCCCTGGTATAAGAAGTTTTGCACAAGACAAATTAGGAGATGTGCCTTTAAAAGATTTACAAAAACTACAAGGAACTGGAGATCCACTTGCATTATTCTTTAGATATATGAATGCAGTAGATGACTTTGTAACTCCAAAACAATATAAAGGTATGATTACAACTCTTAACAGAGCTATACAAACTACAGGTTACGAAAATATTAGACCTACACTTTGGTCTATTAGAGAGGCACTAGAAAACGATCTTAACTCATTTGGTGGAGCCATAACAAAAGAAACATTTTTGAAAGATGATACGGTCAAAGCTGCATATGAAACACTAGCTAAAACAAATAAAGCTGCAGCAGATGCAGATATAGCATTAAAAATAAAAGCATCAGAAGGTTTAAGAGACAAGTTATATGGTGCAAATGATACCTTTTCTACGTTAATGAATTTTTATCAAAGAGCTAATGCTACAAAAGTATTTAGAGATTATAATGCAACAACATTTACAAATAAAGCTTTAGCTGGAATTGGTGGAATGGAAAAGAAAAAATCACAAAGATTTTTTAATGATTTAGCTAACGATGTATTTACAAGAGGAGACCCTACTGCAATCAAACAGTTTAAACAATTATTAGGTGCTGATAAAATAGTATCTAAGAAAACAGGGCAAGCTATAGGAATTACTAAAGGTGGTGGTGAAGCATTATTTAATGCTGCAAAAGCTAGATGGATGTTTAATTCATTCTATAAAGGTTTTGATTCAGCTTCATCTCCTGCAGGTAGAACAATGATTGATGAAATTATGAACGAGTCTACTGTAAGAGCAGGTATTAACGGAACAGTAGATGTTATGGAATCTATGGTGCAAAAAGGTGATGTGGTAGATTTTAGTATAGATAAAGTTAAAACAGGTAACAATATATTCGATGCAACTAAAATAAAATTTAGTCCTAAAGATACATCTGGTTTTAATATAAATAAATTTATGAGAGAGCTTGGTATTGCCGACCCAACTGACGATGTAGCTAAAGAAAAAATGATATCTATCCTTGGTGGCAGAGCACAATCTAAAGAATTTGAAAAGTTTTTAACTTATATGAAAGCAGTATCCGACACACCAATTGCTGATACTTCTACTTTTATGCAAAGAAGATTACAATTAGGTGGACTTAATTCATTTACAGGAGCTCTAGTTTTGGGAGGTTCTGCAGCTGTTAACCCATTTGCACCAGCATTATTTATATTACTTGGTAGACGTGCAGGTCAAATACTTACAGATCCAATAGCTATGAGAGCTTTCAATGATGCTTTAAACCCTGATGAACAAATTAAATTGTTAATGGGTCAGAAAGTTGGTGATGGTGTACCAGGAGTGCTTGGTATTGGAAGAAGATATTTTAAAGGTAGAGACATACAAACAGCAGCTAACGTTTTAAGATCGCCAGGCGTTGTTGGTAGACTTGGCCTTACACAGAAAAGAGAAGCGTTTGCAAGGTTAGTTAATTATTTAAATGAAAGTGATGCAGATGTTCCAAGAGTAGATCCTAAAACTGTAACACCAGAAGAAATTACTGAAAGAATGGGACAACTAGATGCAAAAGTTCCAGCACCTAATTATAATGAAGATACAATTCCAGAAAAAAATTACGAAGTAATGTTTGCACAAGATTTCTCAGGTACTTCAGGTAACTTACAAACAGATACTAATGCTGTCGAGATGTTATCTACAGCGACACAAAATGAAGCTATGGTTGATGCTGAAGAAGCACCAATTGAACAAGAAGAAAAAACATCTATAATGGCTGATCTACAGCTTGAAGACCCAGTAGCTCAACCGCCTGCAGAACCAGTACTACCGGCTACCGGACAAGTGAATCCACAACAGTTTCAAGCTTTGTTTCCTAATGATCCAACAGGCGCTGCAATAGCACAAAGAGGAGTTAGACGTGGCTAGAAAATCTGCATTAGATAGAATAGATAATCACGAAAAAATTTGTAGATTAATGCAAAGACAGACTTTTGAAAGAATTGATAGAATGGAACAAAGAATAAATAGAATAGAAAAAATTATTGTAGCAGGTATGTTTGCTATATTTATGGCTGTACTTTCCAATCATTTGTAGTATTAACTAAGTATGAAGTTACTTAGAAAGTATCCTTACAAACATTATAATAGATTTTCAGACACAACAGGACGCAAATATTTAGTTGATAATATAAAAGTACCAAGCGTTACAACAATACTTTCTGCTACTAAGGACAAACGTTTTTTAGATAATTGGAGACGTAGAGTTGGAGATGCTGAAGCAGATAGAATTATGAAACAAGCTTCAACTATAGGTACTGAAATGCACCAGGTACTTGAATATCATTTAACAGGACAAGGTTATTATAATGCTATGGAGGAAGGTACAAAACCTAGAATGATGGCAAAAACTATTTTAGATAATATTAAAATAGATGAGGTATGGGGTAATGAAATAAGTTTAGAATATGAAAATAAATTTGCAGGTACAGCAGATCTATCATGTGTTGCTTATGGAAAACCGAGCATAGTGGATTGGAAACAATCTAACAGACCTAAAAAAGAAGAGTGGGTTGAAGATTATAAATATCAACTAGGAGCTTATTATTTAGCACATACTAAAAATTACGGGCCAATAGAACAAGGGGTAATATCAATTTGCACTAGAGATCTTATGTATCAAGAATTCCGATTAAATGAGTCGGATTTAAAAGAATATGGAGATAAGTTTTTAGAAAGAGTAGAGCAGTTTAATAAACTTACAGCAACCAACTCTTAAGATCTTCTTCACCTAAAGTTTTAGCAGCAATTTGTCCTTTACTGGTTAAAGACTTCATGATAGCTTCATCTAATGTACCTCTTGCTACAATATCAATATAAACAACAGTACCTTTTTGGCCCATTCTATGAGCACGGTCTTCTGATTGCATACGCACTTCTAAGTTATAGCTGTTACTATAATAGATGACAGTATTGCAAGCAGTAAGAGTGAGACCAAAACCCCCGGTAGTAGGATTACCAACCAAAAAACGACATTTGTTATCTTTTTGTATACGTTCAACAGCAGTTTTTCTATCTTCAACACTAACTTCTCCATAAATACTAACAGTAGATTCAGGTCCATATTTCTCTATTAAAAAATTTTTAATTTCATGAATGTTATATAAATAATTAGCCCATATAATTACTTTACCATCAGTTTCTTCAAGAGCCTCCTCTAGTGCGCTTAATTTAGATTTGTGCAATTGCAATATCTTTCCATCATCATCTTTAGTAAATCCATTACATACCTGGTGCAGTTTTATTATTTCAGTTAATTTATTAGAAAACGATATTGTACTATCTTCAACAATTGCTAGAGCATGATGTTTGAGTCTTTCATATATTTTTTTACCTTCACCATCTAATTCAATATATCTTTTAGATCTAACCTTTGGTTTTAAATCTAAACATTGGTCTTTACGTATTCTAGTTGCAAATGTTTTCATTTTTTCCTCTAATTCATCAAGTCTTTTGTAGTATTTTGGTATAGAGATATATCTACCTGAACCAACTGGTATATCTGTCATTTCAGCATATCTATTTCTAAAAGCCAAATAACTGTTAAAACCTAATAATTCTGGACTTAAGAACTGACATTGTGTAAATAAATCTAATGGAGATTTTGTTATTGGGGATCCTGTTAATATACGCTTTATATGGGATACTTTTCCTAGTGCTAAAATGTTTTTTGTTCGTTTTGCTGATCGGTTTTTTATTGTGGTTGATTCATCCAATGTTACAAAATTTAATTTATTTTTAGTTAGGTATTGTGCGCAGGCTTGAAAACCTCTTTTTGTTGATAATGCCTCAACGTTTATTAAAAATATTTTAAGATCTTTTGATTCTTCTAATTTGAAATAATCCTTAGGTTTATCAATGTTCCATTTAAATATTTTATATTTTAATACATCTGGTAAGTGTATTTCAATTTCAGATTCCCAATTTGTATACACAGATTTAGGAGCAATTATTAATACAGTTGTAATTTTTCTTTGTAAGTAAAGATAAGCAATATTATCTATTGTTACTTTAGTTTTACCTGTTCCCATTTCCATAAAATAGGCCCAGTTGTTTTTTTCAGCCGATTCGTTTAATGCATTCCGTTGGTGCTCATACGGCTTGGTCTTATAGGGGTATTTCCACATCTTGAAAACTTTTTATATTTTTTTCTTGCAAAGATCAAATGAATAATTTAAGACCCCAACAGGAGGAAAATATGGAAAAGTTAGATATAGAAGCAATGTCTAATATAGACATTAGTAAAGATAACGTTAAGTCTATAACAGACAAATGTAACGAATATAACAAGTTAAAAAAAACCATAGAAAAAGAAGAAGAAAAATTATCTCAACTAAAACATAAAGCAAGAGATTTAGAAGAGAGAATAATTCCAGAGATGATGCAGGAAGCAGGTGTATCTTTGTTGAAATTAAGTGATGGTTCTACAGTAGAAGTAAAACCATTCTATGCAGCAAAAATTCCTGAGTCACGTGTTGAGGAAGCCTTTGGTTGGTTAAGAGGTAAAGGTTTTGAGGATATAATCAAAAATACTGTTACCGCTTCATTTAACCGAGGACAAGACAACCAAGTCTCTGAATTAATAAAAGTCTGCGAGGATCATGGATTTAATTATAATAAAAAAGAAAAAGTTGAACCCATGACTTTAAAGGCCTTTGTTAAAGAACAAGTTGAAGCTGGTAAAGAGTTACCTTTTGACTTGTTTGGAGTATACATCGCAAACAAAACGAAAATAACTAACAAATAATAGGTATAATATGAAAATAAAAGACGGACAATCGAACGAAGTGACGATTAAAAAAGAAGCTGGTGCAGTTGCCAATATTAATATTGAGCAATTTGCTGATTCTGGATTTGATAATGTTGATTCAAAAAGTTTAGCATTACCATTTCTTAAAGTTCTTGGGCAATTATCACCCCAAGTAACACAAGGGGATAGTCAGTTTATTGATACTGCAAGACCTGGGATGATTTACAATACAGTAACCGATGAACTTTATAATGGCGCAGAAGGTATAACAGTAATACCTTGTTATTATAAATTAGAATACATCGAGTGGAGAGACAGAGAAAAAGGCGCGGTAGCTCCTGTTTTTGTTTATCCTTTCGATTCGGATATAATGAGTAAAACTACCAGAGGCGATGATGGTAAAGATAGACTAGAAAATGGTAATTATATTGAGGAAACTGCTTCTCACTATGTCATGGTTGTTGAAGAAGATAAATCTTCAACTGCTTTAATTACTATGAAATCAACTCAAAGAAAGAAATCAAAAAAATGGAATTCCATGATGATGTCTTTGAGACAAAAAAGAAGTGATGGGAAAGGTTTTTTTAAACCTGCACCATTTACTCAACGTTACTCACTTAAAACTGTTTTAGAAAAAAACAATTTAGGTTCATGGTATGGTTGGGAAATAGAACACTTGGGTACAGTAGATAGCCAAGACACCATCAAAGCAGCATTTGAATTTTATGAATCTTGTAAAAAAGGTGCTGTTCGAACAAATCACGGTAAAGAAGAACAAGTAGAAAAAACACCATTCTAATATGGACCTACTTGACAACACCCTGGAGGAGTTTATAGAACTCTTCCAGGGCTCTTCTACATATTTTGGTGCTTCAGAACCTCTAGGTCATAAACGAGACAGGGATGGGAAACAAGAATTTAGACATTGGGTAGAGCCAAAACCCATGACCAAAGAACATTGGTCGCAACATTTAAAAGGAGAGAAGTACTATGGATCAGTTCCCATTCGAGATGATAATACATGCAGTTGGGGGGTCATCGATGTTGATCGTTATAATATACAGCATAAGGAAGTTATATCGGTTATACGGAAAAGAAAATACCCACTCGTACCATTCAGATCAAAATCCAACGGACTCCATTTAATATTATTTATTGATGGTGTAGTTCCTGCAGCGTTAATGCGTAAAAAATTAATTGAACTTGCATCAGATCTTGGTGTTAACGATACGACTACAGATATTTATCCTGCACAGGACGAAGTTGATTTGACACCTGAGAGTTGGGATCAAAAAAGAAAAGGTAATTTTGTAAACTTACCTTATCAAAAAGCACATATGACAACGAGAGTTGCTATGGATAATGATGCTAATTCTGTAAAGATAGAAAATTTATTTAAGTTTGTATCTGATTATAGACTTACGCCTGCAGAATTTAAAAAGTTAAAAATATTTCAAGATGATGAAACAAAAGATTATCCACCTTGTGTAGTAAATTTTATGAAAAACAAAGTACAAAAAGGTGAAGGTCGTAATGATGCTATGTTTAACGTAGCAGTATTAGGTAAAAAAATTAATCCAGATCCTGTCATGTACCAAGATTGGACTCGTAAAATGATGAACAAAGTTTGTTCAGAAGAATTACATCCAAAAGAATTAGAAAATATATTTAAGGGTGTTGAAAACAAAGAGTATGCTTACAAATGTAAAACATCAATTGCTAGAATGCATTGTTCTTCTAGTACGTGTTTAAGACGTAAACATGGTATTGGTGCTAATGAAGTATTACCTGAGGTTGGTAAATTATTAAAAGTAAATTCTTATCCAGAACCTTATTGGATTTTACCTATCCATGGTAAATCAATTAGACTTTCAACAAAACAACTATACCAACAGCAGTTGTTAGGAGAACAATTATTAAATTATGATATTGTTTGGAGACCTCTTAAACCTACTAAGAGAGATCCAGATCCATATAGGGATTGGTTAGATGAATTATTAACTAACAAACAAGATATGGAAGGTTTTGATGCAGGTGAGGAGAGAGAAGATGTATTTAATTCTAGAATGACTAGATTTTTAGAAGACGTGGAAGATACTACAGAATTCGATCAAATAGATTCTGGTAACATTTGGAAGGACGAAGTAGAGATGAGATTTAAATTAGAAACCTTTAAATCATTTATGAAAAAAATAGGTTATAATTGGAATGAAAAAGAATGTACTAGTTTTCTTGAGCAAGGAAAAGCTTTGCCTAAGAAGAAGTTTCAAAACATAAGTAGTAGGCATTGGGTTGTACCTGTGCCACAACAAACGGAGCATAAAAATAAAGATGTCAAATTTACTAAAGCAAAAGCTGCGTGGGAAGACAATTAAAATATTTGGACCACCAGGAACAGGGAAAACTGAAAACTTACTTAAAAGGGTTAAGAGGTACTTGGAGAAAGGTTACTCTCCAGACGAAATTTGTTATGTATCATTTACTAACAAAGCTGTTAACGAATGTGTTTCAAGAGTTCGACAAAAGTTTAAAGGCTATGATGAAGATGCTTTCTCATATTTTAGAACACTACATTCTTTGGCCAGACAACAGTTTGCTGAAATTCCCGTACTAGATCCTAAAGCTGACATGCTGATGTTTCATACACAATATGGCACTGTCAAGGTAGGCTACAAAGATACTTGGGATGATCAAAAAGTATATAATAATTGGTCGCTTCAAATATATGACAGGGCAAGAAACATGAAAGTAGATCCTGTATGGCTGTATAAACAACAAACTAGGAAAACAGTTAGACTACAACAATTTAAATCTATCATTGCAGGGTATCAAGAATTTAAAACAATGGAGATAGAGGGCGGGCACCGTGCACCGGATAGGTTAGATTTTACTGATATGGTAGAAAAATTTATTAATGATGGCCTGGTCATACCTTTTAAAGTTTTAATGGTAGATGAAGCTCAAGATTTAACACCTTTACAATGGGATATGGTGGTTAAGATCGCAGGTTCAGTGGAAAGAGTTTATATTGCAGGAGATGATGATCAAGCCATTTACGAGTGGAATGGTGCTGATGTTAATTTATTTCAAACGTTTCCTGGTAAATCTTTAGTATTAAAAAAAAGTGTAAGATTAAATAAAAACATTCATTTTTTTTCTAAATGTTTATTAAATTCTATGGGTGAAAATCGTATACAGAAAGAATTTTATTCTAATGGTAAAGAAGGTTATGTGTATCGTTGGAATGGTTTAAAAAAAGTGCCTTGGGATATGGATGGTAATTGGATGGTGTTAGCTAGAATTAATGATGTAAAAAAAGAACTACAACAGGAGGCCAGGAACCTTGGCCTGTACTATCAAGATCAAAAAAACAATAAATCTTTTGACCCTAATCAATTCGCAGCTATTAATTATTGGGAGAAAATTTGTGATGGTGGTAGTATTACTAGAGAGGAAGCTACAACAATGTATGAGTTTCTGTTAAACATTGATCACGGCTACCGGTCAACGGACAGTAAAAAATGGAGTTTTGCACATCCAAATCAAGTGTTTACATTTGATGAATTACATTTAAGGTGTGGTATGCGTGATGAAAAAGGTTCATGGAATCAAGTGTTTAAGAGAAAATTTAAAGATAAAGACAAACATTATTTTCAAAAACTTATGAATGAAGGTGTAGATTTAAGTCAGCCACCAAAAATTATTATAGATACAATACACCAGGTAAAAGGTGGTGAAGCAGATAATGTTGTACTGGCGAGCAAATGTAATTTCCCATCACATTATGAGAAAAAAAATTTAACAGAAAAAATAAAAGAACTTAGAGTTTGGTACACAGGTGCTACTAGATCTAAAAGTACGTTACATCTGTTAGGTACTTATCATCAATATAATTTTCCATTAGGAAAATATTATAAACAATATGAGGCTAATTATGTCAGATAAAAATATGTTTGAAGAAGCATTTCCACAAGATAAACAAGTTGGAGGATCTCACTATAAATTTTTTACGATTCAACCATATGAATTTATTGCTAAAAATAATCTTTCGTTTTTTCAGGGGAACGTTGTAAAGTATGTTTGTAGATATTTACATAAAAACGGAATTGAAGATTTACAAAAAATAAAACATTATTGTGATTTAGAAATTTTAAAAATAAAAGATGGCCAAAAGAAAAAGTAAATTAGTTATGTGTGAGCGTTGTGATAGCGTGGCTGCAGTAATTGTTCACGAATATAATTATTACTGTGCCGACTGTGCTTTATTTGAATTAAATATACCTTTTAAAAAAGCAATTTCTATAGAAGATGCAAACTTAAGTAGAAAAAAACAATGACACATCAATTAAATTTTATATATAACGACAGTGATTGGATTGCTCCCGCAGAGTATCCTGATTTATCTAAAGCAACAGAAATTGCAATAGATTTAGAAACCAAAGATCCAAACATAAAAACTAAAGGACCAGGATGGGCAACGTTTGATGGACACATCGTAGGATTTGCAGTTGCTGCACTTGGACAACAATGGTACTTTCCAATTGCTCATGATGCTGGTGGGAACATGGATCTGTCGATAACCTGCGCATGGATGCAAGATGTTTTAAAAACAGATGCAACTAAAATATTTCACAACGCAAGTTATGATGTTGGTTGGTTACTTGTAAATGGATTTCAAATAAAAGGTAAGATAGTTGACACCATGATTGCTGCTGCATTAATCAATGAAAACAGATTTAGTTTTAGTTTAAATGCGTGTGCCAAAGATTATTTAGGTGAAATTAAAAATGAAACGTTTTTGAACGAAAAGGCCAAAGAATGGGGAATTGACCCAAAAGCTGACATGTGGAAGCTGCCTGCGGGCTACGTAGGCTTCTATGCTGAGCAAGATGCAGGCCTAACCTTACGTTTATGGCAAGTGCTAAAAACAGAGTTATCTAAGCAGTCTCTACACGATGTATGGGAAATGGAGATGGAATTATTGCCAATTTTAATAGATACGAGACGTAGAGGAATAAGAGTTGACGAAGAGAAGGCTTCTCTGCTAAAAAAAGAATTCAAACAAAAAGAGTCTGAGGTTTTATCAAGTATAAAATCTCAGACCACACTTGATGTAGATATCTGGGCAGCAAGAAGTGTTGCTCAAGTGTTTGATCGAATAGGTGTTGAGTACCCACGAACAGCGAAAACTGACGAACCAAGTTTTACACAAAACTGGTTAGTAAATTGTGATAACCCAATAGCGCAACTAATAAGACAAGCAAGAGAAATAAATAAATTTCATTCAACATTCATAGATTCCATACAACGTTATGTGCATAAAGGTAGAATACATTCCGAAATAAATCAACTAAGATCTGACCAAGGTGGAACAGTATCTGGAAGATTATCATATTCTAATCCTAACCTTCAACAGATCCCGGCACGTAATAAAGAATTTGGAGATAAAATTAGAAGTTTGTTCCTGCCTGAAGAAGGTAGACAATGGGGTAGTTTCGACTACTCACAACAAGAGCCTAGGCTTGTTGCTCACTACGCTGCATCGGTCAATGATAATTTTGAAGGTGCAGCGGAGTTTATTGAAGCTTATAAAAATGAATCTGCTGACTTCCACCAGATCGTAGCTGATATGGCAGGTATTACTAGAACACAGGCTAAAACAATAAATCTTGGACTATTCTATGGTATGGGAAAGGCCAAACTTGGTAAAGAATTAGGTATTACAAAGGATAGGGCTGAAGCTCTTTTAAGACAATATGGAGAAAGAGTGCCCTTTGTTAAAAAATTAGCTACAGATGTGTCTAGCTCTGCTTCTAAATATGGCTTTATTCGAACAATAGGGGGTCGTAGATGCCGATTTGATATGTGGGAGCCTGCTACCTTCGGAATGAACAAGGCCATGCAGTACGAGGAGGCTAAGGCAATCTATGGTAATAACATCAGGAGGGCTTTTACTTACAAGGCTTTAAACAGATTAATACAAGGATCTGCTGCAGACCAAACAAAACAAGCAATGATTAATTGTTACAAAAAAGGTTTTAAACCATTATTGCAAATTCATGACGAATTATGTTTTTCTATAAATGAAGAATCTGACATTGTTGCTGTAAAAGATATAATGGAAAATGCAATAGACACACTGAAGGTACCTTCTAAGGTAGATATTGCACTAGGTAAATCTTGGGGCGAAGCTAAAGAATAATCTCTTCCTTAGTTTCTTTTTGTTGTTCCTCCTATTTTTTTAATTCCTCTTCTGTTTCTTCCCTTAACTTATTAAGTTCTTTATAATAATTTGGG